AGCATTAAGTTTTAGATATTTAAGTGCAGGCGGAAGACGTGATAAAAAAGATGAAGATTTTGTTTTAATAGAAATGAAAGCAAGTCCAACAGATATAGTTATGAGAGGTCACGAAAGTGAAAAGGATCTTGTGTTAAGAGTAGATGGAAATGTAGCAGGAGACAGAGTTGTAACTCCAAATTTATTTAATGTTTATGATATTAAATACGGAGATAAAAATCAAGTACAACTATCAGAAAACAAAGAATATAAAAGTTTTGTAGATAAATCAAAACCTAAATTAAAAAAAGTCAAAAAAGCAAAAGGTGGATTTATATTAAAATCAACACCTTTTATGGATAGACCATTACCTGGTAGAAGCAGAGATATTTAGTGAGAAAAAGAATTCATATCAACCAACACGTCATACGTGCCAATAAAAAAAATAACACTAAAGATCCTGTTATTACTGTGAAGACTTCTAAATCGAATACTTATGCTAGTGAGGTAGAAATTTTAGGTAAATCTAAAATAATCTATAGCCCAGATAAACCCTTGTCTTGCGGAGCAAAAGTATGGATTGAAACAAACGATAAAATAGTATTAGACAACAATATTGTAATGAACTAATGGTTAAAACAAAACTCACTAAAACTATACCCCCAAAATCAGGGCCTAATCCACAAGGCTTGAAAATCAAACCAAAAAAGACTAAAGTAGTAAGATTGGAGAAAATAAATGGCCGAAATCGATAAATCGTTACCTAACACAAAATCAACTATTGAAGTTCCTGGAGAACAAGAAGTTCAAGCATCTGTTGAAGAAGATATTTTAAAAGAACAAGAAGAAGGCTCACCAGTAGAAGTTATTGAAACTGAAGAAGGTGGAGCTGAGATTTCTTTCGAGCCTTCAGCGGTCAACGTAGAGGGTGAACAAGATCACTTTTCAAACTTAGCAGAATTATTAGACGATGATATTTTAGATCCACTTGGATCAAAGTTAACAGCAGACTATATGGACTACCGATCCTCTAGAAAAGATTGGGAAGACACCTACAGAAATGGATTAGACCTTTTAGGTTTTAAATATACAAAACGAACAGAACCTTTTAGAGGTGCATCAGGTGTAACGCACCCTGTACTTGCTGAAGCAGTCACACAGTTTCAAGCACAAGCGTATAAAGAATTACTGCCCGCGGACGGGCCAGTTCGAACACAGATCTTAGGAGATGAAACTCAACCGAAACAAGATCAAGCGAACCGTGTTAAAGATTTTATGAATTATCAAATAATGGATCAGATGAAAGAATATGAACCAGAGTTTGATCAAATGCTTTTCTATCTTCCCCTCTCAGGATCTACCTTTAAGAAAGTTTACTATGACGATCTTTTAGGTAGAGCTGTTTCTAAGTTCGTTCCCGCTGATGATTTAGTGGTTCCGTATTCAGCTACCTCATTAGATGATGCAGAATCAATTATTCACGTACTAAAAATATCAGAGAACGATTTAAGAAAACAACAGGTCAATGGATTTTATAAAGACATTGATCTTCAAGAACCTCAAATGAAAACAGATGAGATCTCTCAAAAAGAACAAGAGCTAGAAGGAGTCAAGCAACAAAAGCAAGACGATATTTATACCTTGTTAGAGTGTCACGTCAATTTAGATTTGGAAGGTTTTGAAGAAGTCGATTCAACAGGTGAACCAACAGGGATTAAACTTCCTTATGTGGTCACTGTTGAAGAGTCGACTCGACAGATTTTAGCTATTCGAAGAAATTACAGAGCAGAAGATACACTTAAACAAAAAATAAATTACTTTGTTCATTTTAAATTTTTACCAGGATTAGGGTTTTATGGTTTTGGTTTAATTCATATGATTGGTGGATTAAGTAGAACTGCAACTTCTGCATTAAGACAATTATTGGATGCGGGTACATTATCAAACTTACCTGCTGGATTTAAAACTAGAGGCATTCGAGTTCGAGATGATGCACAGCCTTTACAACCCGGAGAGTTTAGAGATGTCGATGCACCAGGTGGAAACTTAAGAGATTCATTTTTACCTCTACCCTTTAAAGAACCTAGTGCTGTATTATTACAGTTGTTAGGAGTTGTAGTGAACTCTGGACAGCGGTTCGCGGCTATTGCAGATATGCAAGTGGGTGAAGGTAATGATAGAATGGCTGTTGGGACAACGGTTGCTTTACTTGAAAGAGGAAGCAGAGTGATGTCCGCTATTCACAAAAGATTATATGTCGGTTTAAAACAAGAGTTTAAATTATTAGCAGAAGTATTTAAAACCTATTTACCATCTGAATATCCATACGATGTTCCAGGTGCAACCAGACAAGTTAAAGTACAAGACTTCGATGACCGTGTAGATATTTTACCGGTTGCAGATCCAAATATTTTTTCACAAACTCAACGGATTTCTTTGGCCCAAACACAGCTCCAATTGGCTCAATCAAACCCACAGATACATAACCTGTACCAAGCGTACAGGTCTATGTATCAGGCGATCGGTATTAAAAATGTTAATGCTATTTTACCTCCACCTGCTCCAATGCAACCAATGGATCCAAGTGTGGAACACATCACCGCTTTAGCAGCTAAACCATTTCAAGCGTTTCCAGGTCAAGACCATAGAGCGCATATTGATTCTCACTTAAACTTTATGCAAACCAATATGGTTAGAAATAATCCAACAGTAATGGCATCATTACAAAAAAATATTTTAGAACACATTTCTTTAATGGCACAAGAACAAGTGCAAATGGAATTTAGAGATGAGATTCAACAGATACAAGTAATGCAACAACAAGCACAAACCAATCCACAGATCGCGCAACAGATGCAAATGCTAACTCAACAGATTGAAGCGAGAAAAGCAAAACTGATTGCAGAGTTAACTAAAGACTTTGCTGAAGAAGAAAATAAAATTACTTCACAGTTAGATGGAGATCCATTATTGAAATTAAAATCAAGAGAGATTGATTTAAGAGCAATGGAGAATGAACGTAAAAAAGAATACGATGAAGAACGGATCAATCTAGATAAAATGAAAGCAATGATGAATAAAGATACTCAGGATGAAAAACTTGAGCAGAATGAAGATCTTGCAAAATTAAGAGCTAGTGTATCGTTAGCTAAATCTGGAATGCAACAAATGAAAATAATGGATGACTAATGGCAATTACCGATATTTTATTTCCTCAAGGTAATTTTTTAAATATAAGAGCTAATGCTCCAAGTCAAACTGATTATAATATTCAAGCAACATCAGATTTAGTAAATCAATTACCAGGAGGAATTGTTAGAGACGTTGTAGCTCCTGCTGCTGCTCTTGGAATGAGTTTACCTTATGATGCAATACAAGGTGCAACTAGAATTACTGAAGATGATATTAGTAGAGCAATGATGAGTGGGGCATTAACTCCAAGAGATATTGCTTCAGAAGCGTTTGGTTTATCTTACTCAAGAGAAAATCCATTGTCTTCTGCTATTGAAAGATTTATGGGTGCATCACAACCCTTATCAAATAGGTTATCAAATATGAATGTAGGAACAAGTGCACAAGCAGAACCTTCAAATGTAGAAGATTATTTAGGAACTAGCACTCCTACTGAAGTTGCAATTAAAGGAGCACCACAAGTTTTTAATCCACAAGCAGACTACGGACAATTCTTTAGACCACAACCAGTTGTAGATAGAAATTTATTTACTCCAGTAATGGAAAAGTTTGCAGCAGCAAGACAAGGATTAGGAAGTTTAAAAGATAGAGCAATGGATTTTGGAACTAAAGGAATTGATTTAGGTAAAATGGTTGGAAGAGGAATATTAAACGCTATTGTGCCTGGGGCAGGTCTTTTTATAGATGCATTTAAATCAACTCCAGAAGGAACCGCTATGAAAGATTTTTATGGTAATTTGTATGGACTAGATCCAATTGGTAGAATTGCAAGTGGCCCAATGAAAGGTTATGCACCAGGAGATACTTTATTTGGTAGTCCAGGATTAACAAATTCAATCAATCAAAGGATTGCTAGAATTAAAAAAACTTTAGAAAAGAAAAAATCTGTTCAATTAGAACAAAGATTAAAAGCTTTAGAAGAACTTAAAAAGAAGGAAAGTGAAATATCTTCTCAAGTATTGGAATCAAAACGTACAGGAAGAAGACCTTCAGCACCTTCAGGTGATGGGGGTGTAAGAGATTCTGGTGGGCCTACTGGTGGATACTCATATGACTCTGGTGGAAGAGAAGGTTTTGGTTATGGACTTAAAAACGGAGGTATAGTAGACTTATTATGATGACAAAAAAGCAAAAAAAGGTTAAAAAGGTAATGAGAGAGTTCAAAAAAGGTGAACTTCCTATTGGAAAATCCAAAAAGAAGGTGAAGAGTCGTAAACAAGCAATCGCAATTGCGCTTTCTGAAGCGGGATTGAGTAAAAATAGGAGTAAATAATGAAAAAAGACCAATCAAATGAAGTTAATTTTCAAAAGTTTGTAAACAAAGACGGTTTTTCTAAAGGCGGCGTTGAAGTTGAGATGTCAAAACCGAATGAAACACAAACTCAAAAGGTAAGAGGGCAAAAAAGAATGCTTTCTGAGAAGCAAAGAACAGCTAAGTGGTACTAATTTTATGTTTCCGTGGAGTTTACTAGGTACTGCACTTAAAACTGGCGCTGAGATTTATAAGAATAAGAAAAAATCTGAAATTATAATGTCAGAAGCAGCTATTGTGCACGCTGAAAAAATGAAACGGGGAGAAATAGAGTTTTCTGGACAGATTGCCAAGAATCAAAAAGGCGATTGGAAAGACGAATTTATTTTATTAATTTTGTCATCTCCACTTTTTCTGTTAGCATATTCTGTATTTGCAGAAGATGAAGAAATAGGTCAAAAATTAGATTTATATTTTGAAAAACTACAAACAATGCCTTGGTGGATAATTTCTTTGTGGGTCGCTGTCGTTGGGGCTGTCTATGGAATTAAAGCTACGGAGTTAAAACATTTAGGAGGAAAAAAATAATGTTAAAACCAGTTCCAAAAGAAAAGAAAAAATCTTTAGGTAAACTTCCAACTAAAGTCAGAAACAAAATGGGTTATATGAAAAGTGGTGGCAGAGTTAAAATGATGTGTGGTGGTTTAGCTAGAAGAAAAAGAGGAAAATAAAATGGCAAAACTTTGTGCAAAAGGTAAAGCTGCGGCTAAGAGAAAATTTAAAGTCTATCCCAGCGCCTATGCAAATATTTGGGCTAGTAAATATTGTAAAGGAAAAGTAGGTAAAAGAAAAAAGAAAAAATAATATGAAATTATCTTTAGAATATATTGCTGGTTTATTTGATGGTGAAGGATGGATAACTGTAAATACTAATAAAGAAAATCTTGTTCCTACTGTTGGAATAAAAATGAATGGATTAAATCTTTTAAAAGAATTACACAAAATGTTTGGTGGTTATTGTTATAAAAGAAAAACATTTGTAAATAGACCTTTAACTGAATGGTCTCTAAGAGGAGCTTTTCAAGTTACAAATTTTTTAAAACAAATTGAACCTTATTTAATAATTAAAAAAGAACAAGCACTATTATGTTTAGAATTGTGTGAAACATATTCAGTTAGAGATAGTAAAAACAACTGGATTAAAAAAATTAAAAAAACAAAAAATATAATTGATGCTAGACAAAAATTCACACATAAAATAAAAAAAGCTAAATTAAAAGTATCATAATGGCACAAAGTGGTCTTAAAAAATGGTTAGATGAAAAATGGGTAGACATCGGAGCTCCGAAGAAGAACGGCAAATATCAACCTTGTGGGAGATCGAAGGGGAGCAAAAGAAAATATCCAAAGTGCGTTCCACTTGCAAAAGCCACACGGATGACAAGTTCACAAAAGGCGAGTGCTGTCAGACGAAAAAGAGCTGCAGGGAATACAGGGCCTAAACCAACTAATGTAAAAACATTTGCAAAGAAAAAATGAGAACTAGAGATAAACAACCACCAAAAACAAAAAAGTATTTCAGACCTACAAAGTCTGGTGCGGGTATGACTAAAGCGGGTGTTGCAAGATACAGAAGAGAAAACCCAGGTTCAAAATTAAAAACTGCAGTAACAGGTAAAGTTAAACCAGGATCTAAAGCTGCGAATAGAAGAAAATCTTATTGTGCAAGATCTGCTGGTCAAATGAAACAATTTCCTAAAGCTGCAAAAGATCCTAACTCAAGATTAAGACAAGCAAGAAGAAGATGGAAATGCTAGACAAAATTATATACAAATTTTTTGCTTTAATAGATGATTTGTTTGCAAAAATAGATAATTGGTTTACTAAACCAAAAAAGAAAAATAAAAAATAAATACAAGAGGAGAAGAGAATGGATCCAATAATAGTAATATCTAAGCTACAAAAACACTTAAAAAATCACCTTCAATCTATAGGAGATAGTATGATTGGTGGTGGGGTTGACAATATGGAAAAATACAAGTATTTATTAGGACAGGCACACGCCATACAACTAACACTACAGGAAATCTCTAACCTGCTACAAAATAAGGAGCAAAAAGATGAGCAACGAGACAATACTAACGTCATCGAATTCGGAAGAAATACTGAAGAATAAATCAGCGTTATTAGACAAATACGAATCAGAAAAAAAAGAAGAAGATAAAAAAAGAATTGATGAAACAAATGTGGATTCAATTGTAGATGAATTACCAGAACCTTCTGGATATAGATTATTAGTTTTACCCTTTACCCCAAAAGAAAAAACTAAAGGTGGAATTTTAATTGCACAAGAAACTTTAGATAAACTTAGAATCGCAGTTAACTGTGGTTATGTTTTAAAGTTAGGCCCTTTAGCTTATCAAGATAAAGATAAATTTTCATCAGGGGCTTGGTGTAAAAAAGGAGATTGGATAATCTTTGCAAGATATGCAGGATCAAGATTACCAATTGAAGGTGGAGAAGTGCGAATACTAAACGATGATGAAGTTTTAGGAACTATTAAAGATCCTGAATCTGTATTGCATCACATTTAACATAGGAAGGCACTATGCAACAAGAAGAAAAAAATCTAATTGATGTAGGCGAAACTGAAGGCGCTGAAATTAATTTAGACCAAGATAACGAGCAAGCGAAGGAGAATGAGAATGAAAAACTTGAAGTTGTTGAAGAAGACAATAATGAGTCCAATGACACATCTGAGAAATCTGATGAGCAGTCTGATATTCAAGCTAGCTCAGATGAAAAAAAAGATGAAAAAGAAGACGAGTTAAAACAATATAGCGACAGCGTTCAAAAACGAATTGCTAAATTAACTCGTAAAATGCGAGAAGCAGAAAGACAAAAAGAAGAAGCTATTGCTTTTGCTCAAGCGACTAAAAAAGAAAAAGAAAGTTTAGAAGGTAGATTTTCTAAACTAGATAAATCTTATGTTAGTGAATTTGAAAGCAGAGTAAAAAATAGTTTAACAGCTGCTAAACAAGCTTTGAAAAGTGCTATTGAATCACAAGATGTTGATGGTCAAATTGCAGCTCAACAACAAATAGCTACTTTGACTATGGATGAAGCAAGATTAAACAATCTTAAATCATCTCAAGTTGAACAAACACAAAGAGAAGTAAATATTACTCCACAACAAAATGTTCAAAGTAATAGACAACCTCAAGCAGATCCTAAAGCTGAAGCTTGGGCTTCTAGAAATACTTGGTTTGGTTCTGATTCAGCGATGACTTATACTGCTTTCGATTTGCATAAAAAACTAACTGAAGAAGAAGGTTTTGATGCTCAATCAGATGAATATTATGCGGAAATAGACAAGAGAATAAGACTTGAATTCCCTCATAAATTTGATAAGGTTGAGAGCAATACTGCAGAAAGAGCAAAACCTGCTCAAACTGTAGCATCCGCTAAACGTCCGAGCGCAACAGGACGCAGAAAAACTGTGAAGCTCACACCATCACAGGTAGCAATCGCTAGAAGATTAGGTGTGCCACTCGAAGAGTACGCAAAACAATTAACCGCGAAGGAGGCATAAGCGTATGGAAAATGATATAAACACAAAAGCTTCACGCGCGAGTCAGTCAAGAGAGAAGTCTAAAAGACCTCAAACTTGGACTCCCCCGTCATCACTTGATGCACCACCTGCGCCTGATGGATTCAGACACAGATGGATAAGAGCCGAGACTATGGGCTTCGATGATACGAAGAATATGTCAGGCAAAATCAGATCAGGATGGGAACTCGTGAGAGCAGACCAATATCCTGAAACTGACTATCCAACTGTTAAAGAAGGCAAATATGCAGGAGTCATAGGGGTTGGCGGCCTATTGCTGGCTAGGATACCCGAAGAGATCGCAAAAGCTCGTGCTGATTATTATAATCAGCAAACTAAAGATCGAGATGATGCAATTAATAACGATCTTATGAAGGAACAGCACCCAAGTATGCCGATCGATGCCGATCGACAAACACGTGTAACCTTCGGTGGTTCAAAGAAATAACCTTTTAGTGATTTCTAAGACTGCCGATCAACTTAATAACTAGGAGAAAAAACTATGGCAAATAAAGACGCTGCGTTCGGTTTAAGACCTGTTGGTAAAGTTGGTCAAAACGCTGACAACCAAGGTATGTCTCAGTATGAGATTGCTGACAATTCTAGTACTTCTATTTTCCAAGGTGACTTGGTAAAAATGGCAACTACTGGATATGTCGACAAAGCTGATGCTGGTGATACTGCATTGGGTGTCTTCTGGGGAACTTTCATTTCGAAAGATCCTTCGACTGGCAAACCAAAGTTCGCAAACTTTTACACGCAAACTAATGTTGACGCTGGTGAAACTATCGATGCTTTTGTATATGACGATCCGTATGCAAGATTCGAAATCCAGTCTACTGCTGACACTGAAAGATCAGACGTTGGAATGAACGGTGATATTTCGTACACAGCAGGAAGTACTATTAACGGAGTGTCCAAAGCTGAATTGGATGATACTTCTTTCGTTACAACAACTGCACAATTAAGATTAATTGGCTTTTCAAAAGACATTGAAAATGATGAAGCAGGTGCTGCAAACGTGAACTGTATCGTTACAATCAACGAACACTTCTTAAAATCAACTACAGGTATCTAATAAGGAGAAATAACTATGGCGATATCAAGACAACAACTAGTTAAAGAACTAGAGCCAGGTTTAAATGCTTTATTTGGCCTGGAATATAAAAGATATGAGAACGAGCACGCAGAAATTTTCGATACAGAAAATTCTGATAGAGCTTTCGAAGAAGAAGTGATGTTATCTGGCTTCGCTAATGCTTCTGTTAAACCAGAAGGATCAGGCGTATCATATGACAACGCTCAGGAAACTTACACTGCTCGTTACACTCACGAAACAGTAGCTTTAGCGTTCGCGATTACTGAAGAAGCAATCGAGGACAATTTGTATGACAGACTTGCGTCTAGATATACAAAAGCGTTAGCAAGATCTATGGCTAACACTAAACAAGTTAAAGCTGCAAACGTATTAAACAATGCGTTTAATACTAACTTCCTAGGTGGAGACGGTGTAGAACTTTGTTCTGCAGTGCACCCAACTATCGCGGGAACTTATTCGAATGAGTTAGGCACTTCTGCCGACTTAAACGAAACTTCTTTAGAGCAATCTCTAATCGACATTGCTGCGTTCACGGACGAAAGAGGTTTAAAAGTTGCTGCTAGAGGAATGAAATTAATCATCCCAAGTGAATTACAATTCACAGCTGAGAGATTAATGAAATCTTCTGGAAGAGTAGGAACAGCAGATAACGATGTAAACGCAATTGCATCTATGGGTATGATCCCTCAAGGTTATGTAGTAAACCACTACTTAACTGATACAGATGCGTTCTTCATCAAAACTGATGTGCCGAATGGTATGAAAATGTTCGTAAGATCACCTATCAAAACTTCTATGGAAGGTGACTTCGATACTGGAAACGTAAGATACAAAGCTAGAGAGAGATATTCTTTTGGATTCTCTGATGCTAGAGGTATCTTCGGATCACCAGGCGCATAATAAATAGAAATTTTGAGGCGGAACACAATTCCGCCTCAATTTGAAAATAAAAGGTGTAGTTATGAAAAAATTCCTAGTAAACATTTGGGCTTATGACCATCACTCTAAATTTGAAGTTGAGAGTGAAGACAACCCAATTTCTCTCGAAAAAGCAATAGTTGACAAAGTAGGAGAAAGTAGTGTAAAGTGGGAATATCTCGGAAGCAATTATGCTACTGAGTTAAATAGAATAACCTATGAGGAGGTTATAAATGATGCAAAAACATCTGCAGGATCTATACAAACAGAAAAAAGTATTGGATCTACAATGGGAGCAGGAGCATCTTAACGAGGGTAGATATACCCTTAATATGGTCAAAATAGACCATAAGGTAAGAGAAGTGATTAACCATATTAAAATGGCAGAAGCAAAAGCTGCTCATTTAGATAATAAGGTTAATGAAGTAGCTCCCCAAGTTTCAGTAGCTTCTTAAAGAAAAAGCTACATCGTTGGAAAAATTCCACTCCGCACCGTAGGCCCTCTTGCACTCTACTAAAAATTAATATATAATTTAACCACTATACATAAATAATTGATACAGACGCGTATAGTCGACTGCCTAGAGACTGTATCAATATAACTAGGAGGATAACACTATGGCAAAAACTACCTTTCAAGGTGTTGTAAGATCACACGGTGGCCAAGATAAAAGCGCAACGTTCCCAGGAACAGTTGTACTTGCAGCCGAAGTCGTTGTTGATGGATCTACTTCAACTTATGCAGCAGTAACAGGAATTGATGGAGGCGCTGTAATTCTACCAGACAATGCTAGAATTATGGATGTAACTCACAATGCAACTGGTGCAGCTGACAAAACAATTAACTTAGGTACTGCAACTTCAGGAGCTGGAGCAACTACTCTTGCATCTGCGTTAAGTGCTAATGGTTTTCAATCAGGTAAAGTTAATGGTTCATTAGGAACTGCAACTAATACTGTACTAACAGCTAATTCAACTGTTTATGGTGCAGGTGTTGCATCTTCTACACTATCATCAACTACTTTAGTAACTATTTACTACACAGTTGAAGATAACGGCAAACCAAGCGAATAATAATTTATGGGGCACCTTCGGGTGCTCCTAAAATTTAGGAGATAAAATTTATGAGTTACAAATCAGACGTAAAACCAGTTGTAGTAGCATCATCTTCTACTAATGCAGTTCTATTCACAGGTAGAACAAGATTAAGAGGATATATGGTTCAATCAACTGGAAGTTCAGGATCTTGTATTATTAATGGATTAGCGAATGCAACAAATGTTAGTTCTTCAACTAACACAGGTGTATATATTCCAATATCTGTTGGTGCAGGTGCAACTGAAACTTTAAATATTCCTGAAGATGGAGTATTATATGCTTCAACTAATGGAACAGCAATTGTTGATGGAATTGGTGTAACAGCAAATAGTAGTGCATTAACAGTTACATTGTTTATAGATAAATAGGAGGACAGATGGCTACCTCTGGTACAACATCATTCGATTTAGAGATCGATGAAATAATTGAAGAAGCTTATGAAAGAGCTGGAGTAGGTGGTAGTCGTACTGGTTATCATTTAAAAGGTGCGAGACGTTCTTTAAATATTTTATTGTCTGAATGGGGCAATAGAGGAATACATCTTTGGAAAGTAAAACAAGCAACTATTCCTTTAGTTCAAGGTCAAGCAGAATATAATTATGCAAGTGATGCATCAAATTTTCCAAATGATATTAATGATGTATTAGAAGCATATGTAAGAAATAATAGTGATGCAACAGCTCCTGTTGATACAACACTAAGTAAAATAGATAGATCAGCTTATGCTGCAATTCCAAATAAATTATCACAAGGAACACCATCACAATATTATGTTCAAAGAACAACTAGTCCTAGTGTATTTTTATATCAAACACCAGGATCAAGTTTTTCTGGATCTAATTATCAATTAAAATTTTATTATCTTGCAAGAATAGAAGACGTAGGAGCTTACACTAATACACCAGATGTTGTCTATAGATTTTTACCTTGTTTAACTTCTGGTCTTGCATATTATTTATCATTAAAACACACACCAGAAAAAACAGAACAATTAAGATTATTGTATGAAGATGAATTACAAAGAGCTTTAACTGAAGATGGTCAAAGAACTTCAGTATTTATTTCACCACAAACATTTTATGGAGATGGAGTATAATGGCTTTTGCTAGAGGAAAAAATTCATTAGCAATATCTGACAGATCAGGAATGGCATTTCCATATACTGAAATGGTTAGAGAATGGAATGGCTCTTTAGTTCATTATTCTGAATATGAAGCTAAACACCCACAACTAGAACCAAAACCACGTGGTGCAGATCCACAAGGTTTACAAAATGCTAGACCTGCAAGAACTGAACCTGCTGTTGCTAGAATATTAGATGAAAATCCATTGACCGCTACTTCTGGTTCTACAACTATTTCTGTTTATGAAGATAACCACGGTAGATCTACAGGTAATACAGTTAGATTTAGAAATGGTGAAACATTTTTTGCAATTACAGATTTGAATAATGCATCAGGATTTACTATAACAGTAACAGATGCAAATAATTATACATTTAACTCAACTGATACTGCAAATGGATCAGGAAAATTTGGAGGAGGAAGTATATCGGCTGGCCCGGTAACTTTAACTGCATAATGAATTACGGAGAACTACAAACACAAATTAGAAATTATACTGAAGTAGATAGTAATGGTCTAACTGATTCTACTATTACTCAAATAACTAAAAACACAGAAAATAGAATTTATAGAGAAGCAAACATTGATGCATTTAGAGCTTATGCAACTGCAGCAATGACTTCTGGAAATAGATATGTATCTACTCCAACAAGTTTAAGAAATATTAGATATATTCAAATAACTAATTCATCAGGAGATCAAACTTTTTTAGAACAAAAAGATACTTCTTTTATGGCTGAATATGATCCAACTCCATCAACAACTTATGGAACTCCAAAATATTATGCAAACTGGGATAATGATACTTGGGTAGTAGCACCCACTCCAGCAGATAATTTTAATGTGACTATTGCTTATTATGCACAGCCAGCAACGATTACTAGCACTACATCTGCTACAAGTTATATCTCGACATTTGCTGAAGATTTACTATTATACGGATGTCTTTCAGAAACATATAAATACTTGAAAGGCCCAGCAGATATGATACAAGTATATGAACAATCATATCAACAAGCGTTACAATCGTTTGGTGTTGAACAAACTGGTCGTAGAAGAAGAGATGAGTATGTGGATGGGGTCGTCCGCGTACCTTTACAATCTATTGACCCATCTAAGTAGGAGGATAAATGGCAAACATAGTACCTGATAGTTTTAAACAAGAACTGTTTCTAGGAACTCATAATTTTAGCACTTCAGCTGGTGATACATTTCAATTAGCTTTGTACACTACTGTAACTGGTTTTTCTGCTGCTGGAACTACTGTATACACTACAGATAACGAAACTTCAGGAACAGGTTACACTGCTGCTGGAGCTGAGTTAACTAACACAGCTGTTAGTGTTGCAGATAATGTTGCGTTCGTTGATTTTTCAGATTTAACTTTCTCTACTGCAACTATTACAGCTTCTGCTGCTTTGATTTACAATACATCACAAGCAAATAAAGCAGTTGTTGTTTTAGATTTTGGCGGAGACAAGACTTCAACAAACGGTGACTTTACAATTCAGTTTCCAGACGCAAACTCTACAAGTGCGATTTTGAGAATATCGTAGTACAGTTTGCCATAATAGAAAATTATGGCTACACCTTGGGGTTTAAATACTTGGGATAACGGTGTATGGGGTGGAGGGATAGATGTATCTGCTTCAGTCACTGGCAATAACCTAAACTTACTTTCACCTAATACTAATGCGTGGAACGTTGACTTCTATGGAGTTGATGCTTGGGGAGGTATTGGCCCACAAGTAAATGTATTAGCAAACGCAGGTGTTCAACCAACTGGAAATGAATTATCTTTTGAATTAGGAAATTTAAGTTTTGTAGGAATAGCAAATATTTCTGTAACAGGTAATCAGTTATCTTTAACTTTAGATAATGCAACTGTTGTTGCAGATAATAATATTGAAGTTACTACTAATTTATTACAAGCTCTTGTTCAATCACCAAATATAATTGCAGATTCTTTAACTGAAGCAGTTACTGGTGTTCAATTAAATTCTACAACCGGATCTGTAAACTTTAAGCTTGATGCACAATTTGATGTTACTGGATCAGAAGTAACTGTTGGAAGTACACAACCGATTGTAGCTTTACCAACGGTTGTTCAAGTTGGCCCAGGCCCATCGGTAAGTGTTGAAATAGGAGATCCAGAATTAAAATTAGATGCTAATTTTAGAGTTATTGCATCTTCAGTTACTTTAAATTCAGGCACAATTACAGTATCTGCAGGAAATATAATTCAGCCTACAGGAAATGAATTAACTCCTGCACTAGGAACTTTAGGATTTGAATCAAGATATTATGTTACTGGAAATGATATACAATCAACTACTGGAACTCTTGATTTTAGCACTCAACAACGTATAATTCCTACTGCAAATAACTTGACTTTAGGGTCTGGTAGCCTTAGTATAACAATCTGGCAGCCGATTATACCTGGCGACAATCAATCGTGGACTCCTATAAATACTGGGGACACGCAAACGTGGACACCACTATAAAAATATGATATTTAGGAGAACATATGGCTAGTACTTTTTCAAATTTAGGTTTTATCCTAATGACAACTGGAGAAAACTCTGGTACTTGGGGTGATAAAACAAATGTCAACTTACAAAGATTAGACAACGCGGTTGGTGGTGTTGCAAATTTAACAATTACTTGTTCAACCACTTTAGCATACTCAACAAATTCAGACACAACAACTTACACAGAAGAAGCAGGAAGATCTGCAATATTAGTTTTTTCAGGATCAGCTGGTGGAACTCAAACAGTTACTTTACCAAATATTGAAAAACAATATTTAGTTAATAATGGTTCAGATTCAATTTTAACTTTAACTGCAGGTGCAGGAGCAGCAACGGTCAACGTTGCGGCAGGCGCTAAAACTTTAGTTTATGTAGATGGTTCTGATGAAGTCGTAGAAGGTATTTCTGCAACAAGTGCAGGTGGATCTGATACACAAATTCAATTTAATAATGCTGGAGCTTTTGGTGGTTCTGCAAATTTAGTTTGGGATGGTACTAACGTTACTGTTGGTGCAACCGGTGAAGTTAGATTTGGTGATACATCAGGCGGTGAGTATGTTGGTTTAAAAGCAGCAGGAACAGTTGCTTCATCTTTTGCTTTAACTTTACCAACAACTTCAGGATCAAACGGTCAAGTAATGACTGTAGATGGTTCTGGTAATTTATCATTCGGAGATATATCTGGCGGCGCTTCGTGGCAAGCGGTTAAAACTTCAAGCTTTAATGCTGTAGCAGGTGAAGGATATTTTATTAATACTACTTCTACAACTGTAACAATGACATTACCTAGTTCACCATCAATTGGTGATTTTGTTTCATTTATAGATTACGCAGGAACATTTGACACAAATAATTTAACGATTGGAAGAAATTCAGAAAATATACAAGGCTCTGCAGCCGACTTAACAGTTTCAGTGGAAAGGGCAGCCAATACTTTGGTCTATACAGATGGAACTCAAGGTTGGTTGTTAAAGGTTAAATAG